TGCCATGCCCTATGGTTGGATGTTGGACCACCTTGATGATATGCTCCGTCCATAACATATTCTTCAGAGACTTTAGTGGTGTTATTAGCCAATCCCAGAAACCCACCTTTTCTTTTAATATCTTTATTCACACTCATTACAGTGGGATCATTTGCTTTATAGTTAATACTATATCCATCCTTTCCTGCCATTACATTATATGATGTATAATCTCCTACAGGCACATTGATTTGAGGAAACTTACTTTCTTTCCTAGCAAGCATCCCAATCATACCAATATGAGATAATGCAAAAAGACTTCCAATTACTCCTATAGCAATCCACTTTGTTTTTTCGCCAGACATAATCCCTCCATACCGACATATTTTTATATAGGTAATTTTAACTTACAGTAAGGGTTTTTGTAATTTTAAATACAGTTGAATCCGATGTGGTTGGAGTTGCCAAAAGTCTTAAACTTCCACTATTAATATCTGCATCAAATGTAGCAAGATTTGGTCCAGTCTTTATAGTTCCAAACTCTGATAAGTATGCATTAGTCCCATCATGCAACACATTAATAGTTGTCATTTGATATGATGACCCTCTTGTAATCTGAACTTGATATTGTGCTGATCTATATGATGATGCAGTGAAACTATCTACAGATGCTTGAGATGTTGCTTCTTTAGTAGATGATCCACTCTCAATTCTAACAACAGAAGGACTACCAAAATCTATTCCACTTCTAGCAGTTATAAGACCAACAACATCTATATTAGTTACATCTTCATATGTAAGAGTTCCTCCAATAGTGACATTGCCAGTGAATGTTGCACCTACACCAGTAACATCCTGAACTGTAATACTAGGAGTTCCTGAGAGACCTTGAGAAGTAGTTGATATACCTGCTGTTTTTGCGTATCCAGCATTAGTTGCATCAGTAGCAATTCCTGCAGTGGTAGCATAAGTTGCTATGCCAGCACTAGTAGCATAAGTTGCTATACCAGCAGTTTCTGCATATGTTGCTATTCCTGCGGTTACTGCATATGTTGATATACCTGCTGTATTTGCGTATCCAGTATTACTACTTCCACTCTCTTCTGCAAACTTAAATTTATATGGTGCATCAAGGGAGGTATCAACCTTTAAAACATAACCATTATATGCACTTAAATTAGTAGCAACACCAACAATATCATCAAGGTATTGAAGTTTGGTTTCTCCACCACCACCAAAGGATGCTAATTGCTGTTGGACTCTATTTACAAATAATCTGTAATGTTCTTGTAGTTGATCAAGAGTGACAAAATTTGTATCTAATGGAGTTAAAGGATCTTCATTATCAACCTCTGGCGGTTCTGCTAATAAATTTTCTTGAAGACTTTGTTTCTGTGCTTCTTTTAATTCCTCTACAATATTACGTAGTTCATTTATATCTAAACCAGTATCAGTAAATTTATTTTTTAATTTAGATAAATCTTTTCTTACATTTTTAATATCACTATCATAGTACTTTATTTCAGGAAGATTGATAATCTTTTCCTGAAGTTCATCAAAATACTCTTTAAGAGAAGTGGTAATAACATTTTGGGATTCTATATTTTTAGTATTAAACTCCTTTACTTTCTTCTCAATATTTTCTTTTAAAGTATTATACTGACCTAATATCTGTTTCTTTAATTTCCTATCATCATCCTTTAAATGAAGTTTATGTTCATGTATTTTATCAGCAGATTTTTTTAATTCTTCATATATTTTTTCACTAGTTTCCTTTAAATTACTTTTTACATTATCAATTTCAACTTTCCTTTCAAAATCCTTTACTTCAATATTTTCTGAAACTCCTTGAATATCATAATTAAACTTATCTCTAAGAGAATTTAATTCATCATCATAATTAGGAATATTAGATACAAATTCCTTTAATTCGGAAAATCTTCCTTCTAAATTATTTACTTCTTGGTCGTAATATTTTACTTCTGGTAGATCAGAGATTGTTTGTTTAACTTGATCTATTTCTTCATCATAATATTTTACTTCAGGGACTACTGGTATTTCAGATCGTAACTCTTCAATAGTTTGTGTTATCTTTTCAAGATCATCATCATAATATTTTATTTCTGGAATGTCTGGTATATTATCTCTTACTTCATTAACAAGACCAACTAATTCTTTCCACTCAGGTCTTTTGATAATATCAATAAATTCATAATCTCTAAACTGCATATCAGGACTATATTCCTGAACAGAAATACCACCAGTAGTTTCAATATCTTCTTCTTCCTCAATATAATCCTCAATAGTTGGTAAAGACTCGTCAACTATTTTGTCTTCTATTGATGGAAGATTTAATTTTTCCGATTCTATCTCATCACTCTCGTCAGGGTTCTCTATAAAATCCTCTACAGAAGGTAATTCTTCCTGAACTTTCTCTTCTGTTATAAATTCATCGACAGATGGTAATTCTACGGGATTTTCCGTAAAATCATCCAACGACGGCAATTCGTCTTTTGGCATTTTATGAGTATGTTAATACTTCAGGATTTCTCTCCTCTTTTTATTTATTCTGTTCCTTCACTCCATTTTTTAATATCTTAGCAAGTTCTGCTGTGGAACCAACAAATAGTGCATTATTAACTGTATTTGGTCCTTTCTGAGTTGTCTCTTCCTCAACATCTTTTAGTTTCTTCTGAAGATCCATTAACTTATCAGTTGCATCAGAAACACTCTTAATCAACTGTCCTGCGACCTCATATGCCCTTGGCATCTCACTATCCTGTGCAAGTTCAAGAATACCATTAATTGCCTCCTGACCCTTCTCTATGATGCTGTAGAGATTACCACGAGTATACTCATAGTCCTTTTCAATATCATTTTTAGTAAGTCTATCAGGTTTTTGCTCTGGAGTTATACCAACCTTTTCCGATGGAACAATGGTTGATTCAATATCAAAAGTATCATCTAAATTACTCATCTTCATGTAAACTCTCCACTAAATCCGAAGTCATCACCCATTTCAATGAGTGCATCGTCAGCAGCAGTAATTGCCAATATTTCAGATCCTTTTACGTGTGCAGCAGCAGTTCTACCATCCCTACCTCTGTCAACAATAATCTTGTTACTGTCAATCTGCTTAATATACATCTGTTCATCATCAATATCAATATAGGTTTCAGCAGTAAGAGCACTACCATCAGTTACATTAATAGAAGTCTGTGATGCATCAATATCCTCTGTGAGATTTGTAAGAACATCACCTGTATAATCTTTAGTTGCTCTTGGTGTAACAGTATATGTAACATCTCTTTCGACAGATGTAGATCCACCAGCCATATATTTGACACCAACCTTCTTGATGATATCCTTGGTAGCAGAAGTGACAGGACCGAATAGGTATGTCTTTGCACTAAATCTTAATGTGTAAAGTAAAACTCTACGAGTAGTAAAATTACCTTCATATTGATCATCCATTGTAACACTTTCAAGTATTACAGGAATATCTCTTTTCTCATTCATTAATGAAAGTAAATTTACTGTTAAATTATATTGTGGTTGAAAATATGGTAATATCTGCTCAACAATCTGAAGGGCATCATCATTCAACTTTGTCATGACGCTTAACTCAAATTGCATACTATAAGGAACAGGCATGTATGCTTTATTCGTATTCTTTCCAGTAGTATTATCTTTTACTGTAAATTGTTGAGTTGTAGTTACTTTTCTTGATGCATCATATTGAAGACCAGTAAACTCAAATGACATCCTTGGTAATGTCAATGAAGTTCTTTTATTAAGGTCTGGAGATTCTTCTAATCTTGCTAAAAACTTTTGTGTAGGACCATATGCTAGAGGTACTTTTACAGTAGAATCTTCCTGCTTAATGGTAATATCATTAAACAGTGTACCAAACCCAATAATGGTTTTTCTAAAAATTTCGTTATAAAAATATTCAAACATGATTATATACCTCTTGTATTATATTTATGGGGTACCGAATGGGTTACCTTCAGAGAAGTCGAGAATATCA